AAGAATATACTAGAGGATGTCTCTGATATACTTGAAATAGGTACAGAGTTTTTATGTTGAGATATAAAGTAACTGCTACTTGTCTCTAGGTAACCACCTCTGGTAGATGCAGTACCATTAAAGAAATTGTTTCTAGCGTTATTATAACCAGCAAGTCTTTCGTCACCTATGTCAGGTGTACCTGCTGTAAGATCATTAGCAGATAGTACAAGATCAAAGGCACTAAATGCAGGACTATCTAAACTTGGAGAACCTGTAGTAATCCCTAATGGTGTTAGAGACTGCCCTTCATCTAAGTCAGGGCTACCTGTAACAGGAGAACCAGATGTTGTATCGCTAAGAGATACAGAGTGTATCTGAGTTATAACTGTTGTATCAACACTTGAAGCATCGGTGGAAATATCCGCTGTGCTAACTGTGTGAACTTGAGATAGTGCAGTGCCACTTACTACAGGGCTACCAGCAGTAGTAGAATTTGGTGCTAGTACAAAGTTCTGTGTAGAGCTAGTGTTACCTACAACAGGCGTACCTGTAGAAATATCAGCAGTAGATAGATCGTGTACTTGTAATACACTTGAACTATCTACAACAGGGTTCTGTGTAGTTACACCTGTAGCTGTAAGAGAGTGTATTTGTGTTAAAGATGTACTACTTACAGAAGGTACACCAGAGGTTACTACGGTAGGTGTTAGAGATTGAGATTCATCTAGGTCTGTGGAACCTACTGTAGGTGTACCAGTAGAAATATCAGAGGTACTTAAAGAATAGTTTTCCCCTATCGAAGTGCTTGCTACTGTAGGTGTACCAGTAGAAATATCTGGGGATGATAGGGAGTGTACCTGAGTAAGTGCCGAAGAACCTACTGTAGGTGTACCAGTAGAAATATCTGGTGTTAGCGAATGTAATTGAGTAAGTGCTGAAGACCCTACTGTAGGTGTACCAGTAGAAAGGTCTGTAGTAGTTAAGGAGTGTACCTGAGTAAGTGCTGAAGAACCTACTGTAGGTGTACCAGTAGAAAGATCTGGTGATGTTAGTGAGTGTACTTGGGTAAGGTTTGCATTGGCTATAGAGGGAGCTTGAGTAGAGACACTAACTGACGTTAGCTCTACCTTAACTAGTCCGTCATCGGCTAGTGGTGCTGATGCGAGAGGACTAAAGCCTAGCATTGGTTAGCCTTCAAGTGGCGCTGTTGGGATGTTGCTGGTTTCATCGCCAGCGCTATTACCAGACAGAGGTAACAGATCAGCCGTAGCGTAGACTACAGCCCCCGCAGCCACCGTATCAAACGCAACGCCGCCAGAGCCAGTAGACTTCAGGAACTGACCGTCAGAGCCATCGTCTAGGACGTTTGCAAGGGTGCTAAGATTTGATGCGTTGCTCATAGATTAGTCCTTAATAGCCTTCTATATACATCTCGCCAATAACTGGATAACTACCCCCAGCAGCTTCTACAAAAAGACGAATGTAACGATAAGCAGTTGTGCTGGTTAAATTAAACGAGTGAAAATAACTCAAATAGTTACTCTGTGTGTTAAGGCTATGCCCGTTGTAGCCCATTATTTTGCGGCTAACATCAACACCTTCAACTATTAGAGGTTGCAGATCAGTAAACGTAGTACCATCATTTGAGCCTTGCAATTTCCAAGATGTGACCCTTGCAGTGCCGGAGTATCTTTCAGCAATTCCATATTTTGTTACAACTTTTGCATTTCCAGAGCCAAAATCAACCATTAGCCAGTCTTTTAAGGTGCTGTCAAAGGCTGCACCGTGCCAACAGTTGTGGCCCTGATCTGTAGAATTATCAAATGCAGCCGCTGGACTTCCTTGGATAGATGTCCGAGATGAGTAAGTCACCCCAGATACGTTGTTAGCAAAACCGAGTAGATGTGCAGCAAAGGCTAAGCTTACTGTTGTGGTAGCCGTAGATACTTGTGCGCCATCACTCGCTTTTGTGCGAAAGGTAAATGAGCCTGAGTGTGAAGTATTAGTCGAAGGCGTCAGTGTAAAAACGCCGTTGCTTTCTGTAACAGCCGTTATTTGATTTGGCAAAGAACTTGAATTGTACAATGTGGTTCCGCTAATAGCATCCCAATCATAAGTTACTGGAAAGCCCGATTCATCTGCCGCAACTATCGTTATAGTCGATGTTGAACCAGTTGCAGAAAGACTATGTGTTGCGGGGGGCGCTGTTGTAATTCTTGGGCCTACATTTCCACCGTGTTGTATGCGCTCCCAAGCAGATCCTGCTCGGATGTACAAAACGTTCTTATCTTCATCAAATGCAAGATCACCTTCTGAGGGAGAAGACACAGCGTCTATTGCAGTTTTATTTGCATAAGTTGCAACACCACCACCAGCGGCATCAGCAAAAGTCGCAACTCCGTTCCCTTGAGAAGTTAAAACTTGCCCAGAGGTAGCATTGGTTATGGCTGTAGCTATGTTGCCTAGATTGCGGTTGTTGCTCATAGATTAGTCCTAAAAAGTTATAGTTCCATTTGAAGTAAATGTGTAAATGAAATATCCTGATCTACTGGTGGTATCTAAGGTATAGCCACCAGTTACGCTCGCCGCTTCAGATAAGGCTGCAATAATTACAACTCCATCTGTACCATCGGTAGATATAGGAGAGCCTCCATATTTACCCCCAGCGCCACCAGCACCATAACTGCTAGCAGTTCCATTAACATACGATCCAAGAGTTATATTATAGCCACCGCCCGGCCCCCCCGGAGCATAGAAAACAGTAGAACCAGTTATACTAGAGGATTTACCTTGGCCCCCGTCACCACCGTTGCTGCTTGAACCATTTCCTCCGGCCGATCCAGCACCACCGCCACCGCCAGCACCAGTGTTTGAATAATCTGTTCCACCACTATTACCAAAACCTATTCCCCCATATGAGTTCTGGATAGAGTCTCCAAAATCACCACCAGTCGCTCTACCAGCACCACCACCAGAACCCCCGTCTGCGGTAGCAGATGCGTCGGCAGGAAAGGGGCCACCCCCACCGCCTCCTTTTGCAGTATAAACTACGCTGCCGCCATACGATATTGTGGTATCTCCACCCACTCCACCTCGTATGTTTTGAGTTCCTGAGCGAGTGCCGCCGCTTCCTATTACAATGTTATAAGTGCCATTAGATTTATTATAAGAACTGTTTTCGACAAAACCTCCAGCGCCGCCGCCGCCGCCGCCATCTTGGTTTCCACCGCCACCACCGCCAACTAATAAAATATGAATAGCAAAGCTTAAAGAAAGTGTGCAAAAGCGTGTGGTCGTTCTAGCACCATCACTAGCACTAAGCCTTACCCTTACATCACCAGCGTGACTGGTATTTGTAGACGGGTCAAATGTAAAAACACCAGTGGACTGATTAATAGACGTAGCTGTTGCTAATTGATTGGGTAAAGCATTAGAGGCAGTAGGATAGGCTATGCCATAGGTAACATCAAAACCCTCTGGATCTTCTGCAACCATTGTAACGGTGCTGGTTGAGCCATCGGCGTTTAAACTGTGGGTAGATGGTGGTTCAGTGGTAACGATAGGGCTTTCATCTACTCCAACGCTTACCCGCTTCCAAGCAGAAGTTGTACGAATATAAAGCTGGTCAGCGGCTAGATCATAAGCAAGATCACCTTCTGATGGAGAAGATACAGCATCTATTGCAGTTTTATTTGCGTAGGTTGTTACACCACCGCCCGACTCTGCTAATGAACCGTGTTCGACTACCTCAACCACATCGCCAGAAGCAAATGCTGAAAAGCCTGTGATTGTAGTGCCGTTGCTTGCTGTGAAATCTACGCCGCCGCCTCTAAGCTTAACACCGTTCTTGTAGACCGCTACTTTATCAGGAGTGTAATCTACTGTAACCGAAGTTGCCCCTGTCGTGACGGTAGGAAACGTACTAGCATACGGGCTGGCAAATGGTGCGCCATATTCAACAACTTCTACAACATCGCCTACAGCCGTTGCGCTAATAGTGATCTGCGTATCAGTCGCTGTAACTTCGCTGTCTTGCAGCTTAACGCCGTTGAGAAACACTGCAATGTTAGCAGCTTTCCAAGTGCCAGTGAAAACAGTTTGACCCGCCGTAGCTGTCGTTTTCGTGGTGGTGATGGGTACTAAAGAGCCGCCAGTTGAGCTAGAGCCTGATGATGCGGGTGGAGTATAACTAAATACGCCGCTAGTGTTGTCATAGCTTAAAGCGCCCGTGCCGCTGGCTGAGTTTTGCGTTACCGACAGATCTGTAAGAGCTATACCGCCAGATCCACTACTAGCCGTAACAACGCCAGAGCCATCTATGCTAAGGCCGCTGCCAATCTTAATCCCGCCAAGCGTAGAGCTAGAGGCAGTCGGCAAAGTGTAGCTGGTGATGTCGCTGTGATTGCCTAAGCGAACCCAGTTACCGCCATGAGCAAAATACATAGCTCCATCGCCATGCACATGCGCTATACGACCGTGATTGCTTGAGGCTGAAGGTAAGTCGCTAGTGGAGCTATAGACTTCAACGTATTGTAAATCTTCTGCCGCTGGGGAGATAAAGACCTTGGCGCTGCCTGACAGATTGAGTAAGCTGCTAGTGCTAGAGCTAGTTAAAGATCGTGTGAGGGTGGTCCCTGAGTGTGTATAGGTTCCAGTACCAATCTCCCAAGCTGTACCAGCTGTACCGTCTTCAATAACATAGCGAATAGTCTCGCCATCCAAAGAAGAGGGTACTGCTTGAAACCCAGACTCAGCAGAGCCTAGAGTAACTGTACCTGTGCCAGTGGTAGACGTGGCTACCTTTACACGATCTGCGAACTTAGCCATTTAAAAGCCTATTATGATGGGTCTGGTATACCAATATCAAAAGTAGCTAGTGAGAAAGTGTTACCACTTGTCACAGACTGTGTAGCTGATAGAGAGCCAGTTACCAAAAGACGAGTACCGTCTACAATAGCATAATGACTAGCTGTACCTGTATCAGTAACAGAACCAGTGGTAACAGCGGGTACAGCCACCTTACGGCCACCACCTGTGCGATCAGTCGCTGTAGGGATAGAAACACTTACGTTACCTAAGTCATAAGTAGAAGTAGCTTCTGTGCGTGTTGTAGCCTCTTGCGAGGTAATGTGAATTGTTGTTGTAGCAGTATTGAGTACGTTCAATCCACTATCAAAGATGTCGTCAGCTAAAAAAGCCATTAGTCAGTTTCCTTTTGTGTTTGTGTTGACCCTACGTCTGGGTCGTATCTAAGTTCAGCAATATCCATCAGGTCTTGGATAACCTCTGGGTGATCACTGACATTAATATCTGCACCATTTAGGTTGCGTAGGAACCCAGCAATTTCTCTTAGATCATGTGGTGCAACGTCCCCAGCCACAATCTGTGGCATAAGGTCATAGTTCAGACCGTTCAACTCCCAGAGGCGCTCGACAAGCTGTTTATTGAGGACATCAACAATAGCTTGGATATAACTCTCTAATGCACGAAGGAACAGGTCTGTCTTAGACTTGGAGAGGGCGTAAGAGCCAGTATTACCACCACCAAGCATAAGAAACTCGGAAAGGACACTACGAGCAATATCGTGCTGGTAACGTCTTACAATAGGGTCAATGTCAATATTACGACTACCACTAGATGACATAAGCTCAACATCTACCAGTTTCTGGTTGGTAGGCGCTCCGTCTTTATCGGGATAGGTGTCGGAAGGCAGAATAATGTATCCCTGCTCATTGAACTTGACATCCCTGAGAATAGATTGCAGGTTATTGACAAATCCAGATTGGGCGGCTGTTGCATCCCCTGACAAGTACTCAGCAGGAATACGGGCAACAGGAATACCAGCAAGTTCCCTCTCAACTGCTATAGCCTCAATAGACTGTAGATTATTGACATATTCATAAGAAGTATAAGCATTGCGAAGAATAGAGCGCCCAGCAGGGTCACCATTAATCGTTGTCGTGCGGTAGTACAGACTTTTGCGAGTAGGTATATAATTAGAGTTGTTATAGCCCGACCCATCCTGATAAATACCTTTGACATCACCAGTTTGATTATCTACATCAAACCTAGAGATTGTCCAAGGCGCACGAATAGCGATCTTGCGTACACCCATACGACCGTCAGAATACTTAGAGCGGCCTTTGTCGCTTCTTGTAGTCGGCCCATTGCGTCTTTTATAGATAACCTCAAACCACGCAAAGCCGTAAGAAAGGCTTGAAAGAGACTCCGCAATGTGGTCATCAAGGGTATGGTCCATATCATCAAGTACAGACTCAACGAACTCAGCTTCTTCTTTAGCTTCTGCACTATCATTGGCTGGCATCACCTTTAAGTCAACGTCCCGAAGGACTTGTTCAGTAGCGTACATAACAGCACCAATAGTACTGTCGTTATCTCTCATCTCACGGTACTTGCGTATAGCTTTTTTGCCACGAAGTTCCGGTAAAAACTCATCAGCCCGTATCTGACCATTGTAGGTGTTATCACCAGCTACACCTAATATTTTCTTGGCCTCTGTCTCTGAGAGCTTCTTAACCATTACCTTAATCCTTTGGCGCTACTATACGCTAGTTTCAGCGTAGGTTTTGCGTAGCCATTCAATGAGAGGTCCGTTATAGCCCAAACTAAAGCATCAAGACGGTCTGGTGAGCCTATGGACCCTAGAGGTTCCCACTGTACCATCTGATCTTCTAAATCATTAAGTCCTCTTACGTGTCTAACCTTATCCTGTTCATATAATGCAGATACAGGTTCAGCCCGTGCCATCTTCCCTCTGGATGCATGTACGAGCTTTACTGGGACAGTTTCATCTTCTGTGTGTAATGTGTGACGAACCATATCGCCACCTTGGTTTCTTTCAGCTACAATCCTATCAGCCATGTGTTCTCTATAGAGTTCTACAGCTTTGGATGCCCACTGTTGAGGAGTATATCTACCTGTGTGATCTTCTAAGACGTAAGCTATTCCGTTGACATCTACACCAGCAACTACAATACCAGTCATGTCACTTTCTGCATTTGACGTAATAGCTGGATCGATAGAAATAACCACCCTATTAAGAGATGGTACGTCATCCTTGTCTATCTCACACTTAGCAAGTTGTTGTCTATTCCATAATGCGCCAGATGCTTCATCAAGTATTTCTGCATATAGTTCTTGTCTGCCTAACCTTGTTCCCTCATAAGTCTTCTTTACTGCGTCTAAGAAGGTATCTGCTAGATTGGCTGCATTATCATAGGTGCTCCCTTTGCTAACGGTAGTCTTATCATCGTCTAGTATTGTTCGTATCAGTTTGGTCGTCTTAGGTGTCGTCGTTACAAACACTTGAGGACGTTTACCTAAACGTAGACCAAACTGAAGCATATCCCAAGTTTCTTGGGCATTTCTCCATGCACAGAGTTCGTCTGTCCATGCACTATATGCTTGCGGTCCCCTTAATCGTTCTGGGTCTTCCGCTGAGAAGAAGACTGCTTTTGAGCCATTCTCCCATGTAAGAGTATTGTTGGTAGGCGACCAAATAGGAAATCCAATATGTTTTCCCTTATACGTCTTATCACCCTTCCAACAGACATTGAGCAGACCTGAGTCACCCTCAACCATAACCCTGCGAACATCACCTTTAGTAGGTGCGACACAATGGACAATCTTATCGCCCTTCTTGA